AACGACGACAACAGCAGGCGCTGGGATCTGCTCAGGGACGTAACTAAATACGTTTGCTGAAACTCCAGATAATGCTGTGGCAAGAGGAGTACGAACTGCTGAAAGAATAGTGCTCGGCATTACTGAGCCATTGTTTCAACATCGATGTAAGGTCCGAGTAGACCTACGACACGATTAAACAAGCTGCGACCCATTCTGTATGGTGATGGGGCAAAGTCCACGCCTTCAATCTGTCCGCCTGGAGCAGTACGAGATTGGAATACTTCAACTGAAACTACAATGATTGCGGATTCGACTGCTGCAACTCCAACATACGTTGAAGCGCCTGTAAGTGTTGCGGATCCGCTAGGAATGACATTTCGTTCGAGAACATCGGCATTAGTGATGTCTGCTGTAAATGTGTACGCATCGACATCAGCATTGACTGTTCGAGTGCCGTTAAAGGGAGATCCGCATCCTGCGATGACAACTGATTGTCCTTCGGTGAACTCATGGATTCCTACTGTCTCAAAGGTTGCGACATTATCAGTCAGCGAAACCTTAGCGATTGGTGATGCAAAAGTTGTAAGCAGAGGCAAGATAACCGCCTCAGATGTATCGATGATGTCATCAAGGTATGCGTCATTGTAAAGAGCAGACGAAACACCAAGCACCGTTCTCAACTGTGCAGCTGTGATAATACTTGGCATTTCGTCCTCTCTAAACAACTGCCGGGGAGATCGGGAGCAACCCCCCCGGCATGATTAATTAAGCGTTCTGATTTAGTGTGAACGCACCGCCAGCAGTCAAAGTAACTGCTGAGCCATAGCCGTAATAACCAACTTCAACCTGACCTGTACCAACGATGTTAGTACGTAGTTGTAGTGGACCGGCACCTTCGTACCATGTAAACGCTTCGCGGTTTACCATGATGATTGAATCATCGCCTGTACCTGAGATGTATGGATCTACAAATACTGGAAGTCCCATTACTGAACCAACTGCGTTACCTGGCTCAACTACGCCAAGTCCGTTTGATGAGTTACCAGCAACGTTGAATAGTGGACGCTTTGATGAATCTGTCAAAGCGATCAAAGCAGCCCATTGATCAGGAGTTACGATAATTCCTGTTGGGAAGCGCTTTGTTGCGTTGTAGATTGAAGCTGCACCGCGTGAGATGTAGCCAGCGAACTCATCGCCATCGAATGGAAGTGTGATAACTGTTGAGTCAAGTGTTCCAGCCTGTAGTGCTGTAACCATTGCAGTATCTGTTGCCTTTGCATACGCATTAGCCATGAGACGGACCAATTCATCGAAGAATGCCGGCGATGTGCGGTCGAGGACCTCAACATCGAATTTTTGCATCCCGGCATACTTGGCGACATTGCAAACCACATATTCGATCTCTGTCTGAGTATCTGAGAATGCGCCCTTTTCAGCAGCAGCAGCTACTGTTGGAGCAGTCTTTACGCGAGGAATCTCAAAAGTCATTCCAGCAGCTGGAAGTACCGCTGTACGAACTGCTGAAATTGCAGGACGTACATTAGTTGTCTTTGGATCCCAAATTGTTGTGAACTGAGGAGTTGGAACAAGTCCATTAACTTCAGTTGTTGTTGTATCTGATGCAGCAGCAACATATAACTTAGATGTCTCGTCGCCTAGTTGTGCGCGAACTGAGTGCTCTAGGAATGTTCCTGCTGAGACGATAGGGGTACGGACACGCTGTGAGTTAAGCGGATGTGATGTCGCCTTAACTTCAGCCTTAGCAGCTTCAACCGTCTCGGTTGATACTGCCTCTGAAACGGTTTCTGACACTAGGTCATCTCCTTCGGTCTTAGGATCCTCGATCTGAGGCTCCGGGGTTGATTCGGATGCAGCTTGTCCAGGGTTCTCGGCTGCTGCTACCTTTTCCACTTCCGCTCCTGGGATTGCTCCATCAGTTACGAGTGAAACTTCAATTAAGTTAGATGCTGAGATAGCCATAACGCCATCCTTATTGTCCCACGCATCTACTTCTACGCCAACGCTAAAGTCGGAGCGCAAACCAGTTGCTGCTTCCTCCAAAGCATCATTACCAGCAGTCGTCTTAGCGATCTTAAACGATGCAGTAATTCCTGTATCGTCCTGAGACCATTCAACTAACTTGCCAAGTGGCTTTGTGCGATTGTGTTCTAAAACTAGTTTTGTATTTTTGCCAAAGTTAATTGAATTAGGCAAAAACTTTGTGCGACCTGCTGAGGTATTACCTTCAGCATCCCATTGCACGATGCGTCCAGCGATGATGCGTGATTCAACATCAGATGCTGTGATTGATACTGGCATTGTTATTTTCATGATAACAAGTCCTCCTGTTGTCTGATTTCATCAACGCTCATCGCGCCAATTCTGTTTAGGATCTCGTAAACCTGCGCACGTTCCAAAGGATTGCCACGCAAGAAATCGTCTAGTGCATAGCGCACTTCATTGCCTTGACCGACAAAATCCGCCATTGAGATTCGTTGTTCAATAGCAGTCAAGATTGGACGCAATGAAAAATCAACAAGTGAACGACGCTCTGAAATTGCATTTGAGTAAGTCATCGAAGTTGTTTCAGCAGATGCAAAGTAAGCCGGGAGACCAGCAGCACGACATAACTCTAAAGCAACGTATTGACGTGCTTCGTTGAGTTGTAGTTTGTTTGGATCAATTCCCATAGCCTGCAATTCAACGTCGGCATTAAGGAATGCTGTACTCCGAGTTGTGCGGGCTACGCGCCAGGCTTCAAGCAGTTTGCCGATACGCTCGCTAGTAAGATTTGTTCCATTTGACTTTAGAACCATCATTGGTACTGGTTCTTTAGCAAATGCTTCAGATGCGTTTTCTAATGCAACAGCTGCGCGGATAGTACGACCAGCACGAGATAAGAATCCTTCATCAAGTCCATTGAATACGACCAAACTGAAAACACCCATTGAAGGAACTGCAACGCCATCAACCATGTAACCGATAATCTCAGTTTGGTTTGCGTTTGTGTTAAATGTAACGCGATCTGGTGAAACGCGTGTCCACTCTTGGATTCGTCCATCAGCATACATAGACATTACTTGTCCATACGCCACTCCATGAAATAACAGATCCTCAGCAATGTACGCATAGATAGATGATCCGGGAACGCGTGAATCAGGTTGGTTAATTACGCGATTGGGTTCAACTCGTACCCCGGAAGATTTAATTCTCTGCTCTAGTGGCAAAGATGCAACAGTCGAGCAAATGATATTGCGCGCTCTTGCGATTGTTGGAACTGCCATCGCTTGTTGGCGATTAGCAGATGCCAAAGGATAAAAATAGTTTTGCACCGAGTTATTAAAAGGTGCTGGAGTCGCAGCTGCATCAACCGTCAAAGTTTGCGGTTCAGGAGCCTTCGCGAATAAGTCTCTAAGTGCCATTAGCATAAAATTATAGCATAATCAACCCAACACGATGTCCACTTCTGAGTCAGGTCGTGTCGCAAAGTGAGACACCATCGCCATCCCGACAGTAGCGCAAATTGTGGCACCAGATGCCTTACGTCCTAAATACCAGCCTCCATCTTTGAAAGGCAATTTAACAGCCGATAAGACTTGCTTGTTTAACTCGGCTTGGTTTGTGTGAACTAACCGCTGGGAGGTAATTGCCGACAACATTTCGTCACAAGCCTGACCGTAAATCGCCCCATCGATGGCAGTTGTTGGAATACCTGCCGGAATCAATCGAGAAGCAACTGCACCAGCCGTTTGACGACTATAAGCGACCGTCTCCACGCTGTAACGCTTCGTCCAGACAGCGATACTGTTCGCAAGGTCTTTATCATCAATCGAAACTGGATTCGAATACGTTTCCAGTAATACTACGCAGAACTTGTCCCCAACAAGTCGTTGCGCAGCAACTAATGCAGCTGCTTTTCGATCTGGGCTCAGATCAATAGCCATCCAAGTCGGTTGCTCCCGATCCAAAGCGAGCATACCCTCGAACGCGCACTCTGTCCAACTTGACGGATTGATGGCTGGGTTAATCTGGCTTACCCATTGGCACAAAAGTTCTGTGCGAATAATAGATTCATCATCTGACATGGCAGACTTTAGATTGTCGATGTGGATGGTATGTCCTAAAGATGGATTGGCTTGTTGCCAACCCTTCATGTCATCGATTGCGCACCCTGGCTCTGCCGACCACTCAAACCAACCGATCGGATCATCGGATCCAGCAGCAGCAGCCAAGCCCCTTTCGCGCATACGATTCAAAATTACGGAATGTTGGTCTCCAGCATTGGAATACATGATCGCTTGAGGATTCTTAGATGCCATCTGGGTAAAGCGCAAAGATGCCCACACTTCATCGTCTTTGTACTCGCGAACTTCGTCCAGGTGAATCGTGTCAGGCGCTGCGATACCGCGAGCAGCTGAGTTATTGGCTCTGACCAGGTATCGAGTGCCGTCATTTAGTTTAATCTCTTGGCTACCCTTGGTTTCGTACTTCTTTACAAACCGAGTCACAAGTTGTTCATTTGCTTGAATGATCTCATCAATTTTCCAAAAGATTTCAGATGAGGTTGTTAGTTTGTGAGCAGTATGAATCTGCAAACGCTCACCCCAAAGGAA